TAATCATTTTCAGAATAAAAACTTTCTGTAAAACTTAATACTTCAAAAGTTCCTGTCAATGAAGAATCTGGATAAAACTTCAGTTCTGCGATAGAACCCGAAATGTTTCCACCAAAAGTTCCAATACCATTAGTACTTCCAATTGATAGGAAAGGATATTGAGTAGTATATACATCAGTATTATCTGCCACTAGCATTACTTGATGCAATGCACTCGTCTGTCCTATACTGACTCTAATTGTAGATTTTAATGAGGTAAAATTATTTTTATTAAAAGATATAATCGTTGATGCGGAAGATACATTAGAATATGATGATGTATAATTTACTGTCTTCTCATACCCATCTAGTTCCCCTGCAGATTTAAATCTATAAGTTCCAATTCCAGTTGCAGTTGTTCCAAATCCTACATTCCTTGATCTTATTGTTACTGTATTACTTGATGTATTTGTATAATTTAAATAAAGAATACCTCCACTTATTGATGCCCCAAAAGATCCTATGAAATTAGAACTAAGACCATCATCAGTATCAAAATAAAATTCGGAAATGTTGGTATCTGTTCCATCGTGGTCTACAAAAACTTCAACATAATTCATTTCATTTGTTATGTTATCAATCAAGTGAATTCCGGAATGCACTGCTTCGGTGGTTAACACACTTATTTGTGCTAAAATTGCAGTTGATCCTGCGGAAACAGTTGATGTTATTCCAGTAAGATTCACAAATCCTATTGAAGTAGTCCCAACACCTGCAGTAAAGTTTCCAAAAGTATTATTCAGGTATTTAATATTATAAGAAGTATTGTATGCATCATATGGATCAAACTTTAAATAATAATTTCCTAGTTCGTCAATATACCCATAAATTTCTCCAAGTTGATTTGGTGTATACCCAACTTCTGTCGAAAATCCAGTATTTATTGTCCCCTTTTCTAAAGTAAATGTGTCATTATTGTTGTTTAATATGATAAGTTCCGTAAGTTGAGATTTTGAATAATCATTATTTGTTACTTGAACTAAATATCTGTTATATTTTTTAGATGGGTTAATAGTAGTAATTTTTGAAGATGTGATAATTTCTTGATCGCTACTTGAGAATTCTCCACTAATATCATCTATTTCAAGAACTCTATTGGTGCGACAATCCACATAATCTGCAAGTTTTATATTTTTAAATTTTAAAAATCTAGAATTATTTCCGACAACATCAACATCAAGAGTTAAATCAAAATTGTTAATAGTATCAACTCTATTTTCATCTATAATATCATAAAGTATAGTTGTGTATTCTTCTACGGTAGTAGTACCAATACCAACATTATTAATAATTTGGGTATCAGCAAAATTTTTAAGTCCACTGATATGGAGAAGATTATTGACGGGGCTGACTATATCGATCCATTCTTGTTGACTTTTTATAGAATAGGATAGATTTTGATAGTAATCATTATCTGGGATAACTTGAGTATCTTCATCAAGTTTTCCTACATTATCAGACCAACCAATATTTTGTTTGGATGCATAACTAATATTAAATTGACCAGTAGACTGTTTTATGTTATTAATTGACGCTATTGATCCAGACTGAGTTCCTCTAAGAACTTCTCCAATTTCTAATTCATAAATTCCAGATACTTTAATATAATTTTCATTTGATTCTACAATTTTTAAATCTTGCTCAACAAATCCCGACTGAGATTTTACTTCCAGGGTCTCTCCTATAATAAATTCTGAGAAATTTTGAGTAACATTAAATTTTGGATAATTTTTATAATTTACAATAGTTCCATATAGATCTTGAATGGTCTTTGCTATGCCTGGATTTGTGGTTAATCCTGAGAGATTAAATTCTAATTGTACTGGATTAACTGCAGAATTGTACGATGTAATTTTAAAAAACTCATATCCATAATTTTCAGAATTAAATCCATCACCATCAGTTCCATATTTTTGAATCCCTTCAACAAAAATCTTGTCGCCAGTAGCAAATGGTTGTATACCAAATCCAGAAAGAGGTGTAACAAGGGTGCAAGTAACAATTCCAGATGATGATGCTTGTACTGTTTGAATTCCTATTCCATTTGTATTATTAGTTGCAACTATTGTTACAATTGATGATGGTAATCCTTTTGGTGGGGCATTAATAGATACTGAAGTAATAGATGTTCCAGAAATATTTGCTATCAATAATCCAGAATCAATTTTTTCACCAGTTTCAGAATCAACAATTATCAAGTTTGGTGTTGAAACATAATTCTTTCCACCATCTGATACAGAAATACTGTCAATGGTATTTGAATTTTCTATTGTTAAAAATCTAGGTATTGATGCTTCTGGTCTTAAAGTTTTGTCTGAAGAATATTCAAAACCTTCATTTAAAATTCTAATCTGGTTAATTTTACCAATAGTATTAGATACTGGAATAATGTATGCTCCAGTACCTAATACAGATTCAACTCCAGTAAAAATAGGTAATTTTTTAAAGTTTGATCCTGGGGAAATAGTTCTGATATTTGAAATACCACCAGAAGTAGATGTGGAAGTTGTTGTATATTCTAATAAATTACAATCCGACTGAGTATAAGAAGTTTTTTCTGGTGAGTTTGGTAAAGATATATTAAATGTTGTTGTTCCAATCCCAAAGACCTTATAAGATCCATTATAGTAACTATCTACAAAAGTAATTTGAGAATAATTATTTACTTCAGTGTCTGCCGTACTAATATAACCAGATTTCTCTAGTGCATAAAGTAATGGTGTGGATATTTTATCGCTGTAATTAATTGTTAAACTTGCAGTTGTCGATACTCCAACTGTCCCTACTCCAATTATTGAAAATGTGCTAGTAGATCCTGCAGAAACAAATTCATCTTTAAAATCTTTATCATAAAATATTTTAAAATTATATCCACTAAGGGAAGAATCTGATAAATCAAATACAAGATTATTATTTTTAACTGATGCTAATGGTGGATTAATTGGACCTAATTCGTGCGTTGAAGCAACAGCGTTCGTAATATTAACAGTTAATGGTGGATTTGAAGTGGAGTCCTTTAAAGTTTCACATAATTTAAATATGTTTCTATCAACTTTATAGACATAATATGTTCCAGTAGATAATCCTGTAGCAACAGTTGATGCAGTATAAACTACTTTTTGTCCAGTTTCCAAACCGTGATTAGGTATAGTTATTTGGTCTGTTAAAGTATTAATTCCTGATGAAGAAAATTGGAGTGAATTTATTATTAATTTTTTTCTTGTAGAATCATATTTAACTCTAATTGAAATCGATGTTCCAATTCCTACTGACAGATTTGGTTTAACATCAAGATTTATTGTATCGCCTGAAGTGAGGTTATGTGATGTAGATACTGAAACTCGTGTTGTAATTCTTTCGACATCGCCTTTTATTTGAGTAAAGTTTGATTGTAATGAATATTGGTAATCATCGGTTCCATTTGTTCTAAAGAACAATCCATTAGTTGTAGTTGTTAATCCAATTTGTGTAACAATTCCAATATAATCGACAGATTGTTTAATGACATAAACTGTCTGTTGATTTCCACTTATAGGGAGACTGAATAAAGTACCACCAGAGGTATTTGCCACTGAAATAGCAGAAGCAGATGCTGGTTTAGATAAAATGACTTCTTGATTATTTTGGAAAGGATGATTTGGTAGATAAATTGACTGTGTTGGAATAGAAATTGTATTGCTACGAGTTCCAATTGTATAATTAACTGCTATTCCAATGCCAGAAGTTGTGCCAACACCAACAGACTGAACTGGATTAAAATAAACTATATCATTAACTTTAGAATCAAAATAATCTAAAGATTTGTTTATAGTAAAAGTATCTGGAGTAAAATATACTGTTGTTGTTGCAGTATGAGCAGCTCCAGTAGTTTCTCTAACAACTCGAACAACATTATCATAATTAAATACATTTAAAACCGACAGAGTTTCAGATTCAATTACAATACTGCTTCCTATAGAAATATTTTCAGGAATATTAGAAATATAGATGTCTGTTACAATACCTGCTACAGAGTACGCAGGCATATTTTTAATCAATGTTGATGTGTAAGAAGTAACACCAATTTGTGTAAATTTATTAAGTGCGCTAAGATTTGTTGAGAATCCAGAAATACTTACATAATCTAGATTTTCTAAGTTGTGTTTTGGTGCTACTTTTACTTTGATTGTTTTTCCACTATCCCAAGTAAAAATTACATCATCATAGAATGTAGATGTGGATTGTAAGTCCACAATATCTTTTCCTTTGATTTCAGAAACTTGTGCAATTAACCCACCACCATTTGTATTACTTTCATCAAATTGAAGAGTATCACCAATTTTATAATCAGCACCAGAGTTGATAATTTCGAAATTATCAATTGAACCACTAGTAACCGATTCTACAACCGTAATTTGATTGATAATTTCATTTGACTCAGTAATAAAGTCATTATCAGCATATTCATCATTTACCTTATAAGGAAATGTATTCCGAATCAAGTTTGAATTGTTAAAATCAAACGATTGATTTAAAGTTTTATTTTCATTTATGAAGTTTGATCTATATCTATTACCAATAAAGTACGGAAATTGTCCGACAACATTGCTGTTTGCATCAATAGTTGAAGTTGCAAAATATGCATAAACACCATTAGGAAATTCTGGAGTTACACAAAATCTTCCATTACACTCGTCCAAATCCCCAGAATTTGTAAATCCATAATCTTCAACAAAAAATCCTTGATTAAATCCTGTCGGTCTATTTGAAATATTAGCAGAATTTGCGGTATATCCAGGAACTAACTTTTTAATAGTTGAATTTTTATCTTTAGGATCTTTGTATCCATAAGAACCATAGATTGGATTTCCATCATATGCCCATCCAATAATAGGTGAGTGTGAAGACCCAGTATCATTAAATGTGCTTTGAATTAAATTTGAATATCCACAAACACTATATTGTAAATTTTTATATGAAGATCTAATTAATTCAGTTGCTTCTACCTTTGTATCATTAATATCATCATATAAAATATTATTATTAACTGTAATTGATCTCACCTGAGATTCAAAAATTGCATTTTTCCCTGCAGGTTTGGCAGTAATGAGAGTGTTTGATTCTAAATATCCAGATCCCCTATTTACAATTATTACATGAGTAATTTTATTATCTACAACTACTGGTTTTAAAATTGCTCCTGTTCCAGATCCTGATACTTCAATATCAGGCGTAGAATAATATTCGGTTCCTCCGTATAGAATAGAAACATCTTCTATTCTACCATTAATAATAACAGGTTTAAATTGAGCATCTTTACCATTTTTAACAGTAATTGATGGTCTATTATGATAATTTAAAATAGTGGATCCATAATCCGATCCTTCATTATAAACATATGTTCCGTCAATTTTTCCTCTTACAATTGGTGTTGCAATAATTGATCCTTTAAATTGAGTACTACCAAGACCAACTGAACTGTATTCAACCTTTAAAGATATTTGTGGATAGTTGAATATCTGATAACCAGACCCAGAAGTAGAAAATTGTACGGTTTTCCCTCTTTCATAATCTGCTCTGTAAGTTCCAGCAATTCCAGCATCAACAAGTTTAAAATTATCATCATCAACTTTCATTACATAATATTGTTTTTCTGTAGATAATCCACTAATTGCTGTTGTTTGATAATCATATGTTACCAGTTCGCCACTATTAAATCTATGATTTGTAAATTTTATTGTGCTGTCTGCAGTAGAAATACCTGTTGGCAAAACTCTGAGTTTTTTATTCTGATATCCACTTCCACCATTCAATACTTTGATATGGGTTAAAGTATTTTTTGTGCCTGTCACAAATTTTTGAATTCCAGAAGTTCCAATTGTTGTAAATCCAACAGTATTGATTCCAGATCTATAATCGGAGAGAGACTGATAAAGTTGTATAGTGGTATCGTTGACAAATTTTACATAATAAGTAGATTCATCTACTAATGTCTGACCACTATCAGAATTGGATCCGTTAAATGGACCTATTCCTAATGGGGGATTATTTCCAGGTCTATATGTAATTGGTTGCCCATCGATTAAACTATGAGGAGTTAAAAATGTAAGAGTTTCATTGGTAATATCAATTCCACCACCATAACTTAATTCTTTCGCATCGAACTCAATTTCCCTCCTTCTTTTCTCAATTACTGGTTCAAAAGAAGATCCATTACCATTTCCTCCAGTAAGAGCTACAGAAACTACAACATCAATATCAAAATCTTGAGGATCTATATAAATTTTTTCTACCGATCCATTTACTATTGGTTGGACTAACGCACTACCAGAAGATAGTGATAACACTGGGGGATTAATAACATCATAACCAGTTCCACCATTCAAAACATCAACTGATTTGAGTGGTCCATAATAAATTTTATCATTTGATTTATAACTGGAAACCTCAACACCATTAATCAACATACCAACTGAACCTGGTTCGGTTAAATCAGATTGTCCATCACCAATATTAACTGAGAGGGGAAACTTTCTAAGTATTTTTTGTGGAGATAATACTTTTTGTTTTTGTGAGTTGAGTATGAAATTGTGTGTTCCAGAGGTTAATTCACCAAAACTTATATAATTTGAAGAACCTATAACGGATCTGGAAGCATATAATTTGATTTGAAGATTTCCGGGGAGAACTTCAACATAATATACACCTTCCAGTAATCCAGAAATTGGAGATTGTGATGGAGTATAGTATACTTCACTTCCTGTTAAAAATGAAACTTTAGTTGAAAATGTGATGATTGAATATAGTCCAGTACTAGAATCTTGTCCCGAAACTCCAATAGCATTATATGAAAAAAGTGATTTGGTTATTTGATATGATGGTAATGAATTTGATGCAACATACATGTATTCATTATTTTCATTATAAACATTTTGAACATCTGCAATTGTTGGATTAAATTCTAAAGAGACTAAAGAACTACTAGCATTAATAATTTTTCTTCTAATATCATAATTAAAACTAGAATTTAAAGTAAAAGATTGATTAGTTGTGACTTGTGTTCCCGTAATTCCAGTAATTCTTAAATTTGAAAAAATTATTGTTTGAGAATCTCTAGAAACAATATCAATGTAATCACCGATTTTTAAACTCGACTTATCAATTGAACTCTTAAGATTAAATTGGGAAATTGATCCAGATCCAAAACTATCAATTTGATATCTGGAACTTGTATTATAAATCCAACTATTTGCAAAAATTTCTTTATATGATGGATTGGTGGTCGGATTTTTGATAATTTCTCCAATATTTTTTACTGTAATTTGTTCACCTATGTTAATTGAAGAATTTTCAGTAATTGATTTGTAATCAGATAAAACGCCAGTAATTCTTATCTCAACTTTTTTGGAAATATCTCCATCTTCATACCCATAATAAGTTTCATCGGAACGAATTACTGAAGCAGTTGCAATTCCAGAAGTAACCCCAGAGCATCCAAAAAATTGATTAATACTTTTATCAGTATATGTAATCACATTACTTCCAGAGTATAATTTTCCGGAACTTGGAAATCCAATTGTAGAATCTACACTAATGACAGAACTACCAATACTTACATAATCTAAGTTTTTAGTATTTCCGGTAATATTAAATGTTCCAGTAATTGTTGGAAATGCATCATCATATCCAATGAAAAGTAAAAGTTTATAATATGTTTTTCCCTTCCTACTAATAACTTCAACTTCAGATACAGATGCAGTAGTATTTGGATCTGTACTTTTTGTAATAGTTTGTCCGGCAAGTTTGATTGGATTTCCACTAATTGTTTCGGCAATAACAACATCTCTTCTTATATAAGTCGCTGAAGATGCTTTAACAAGAAATTTCTCCAGGTCTATTACTTTTGGAGTTTCCCCAAAAAGAACATTAAATAAAATTCTAAATGACTCTTCAGTTCCTTTTGCTTGATATAAGGTTCTTGCTTCTTTAATAAAATTGCCAACATTTAAATCAGAAACAAAATCTACACTTTCTAAACCTGGTGTGAGTGTATATTTTAGTTTTTTATAAAATTCTTGTAGAAAAAGAGAACTTAAATTTTCTACAGTAGAATTTTTTGCGTGTGGAACTGCAACAGTGTCTGAAAAAACAAGTTCCTCAGAATATAGTTCTTTGTGATAATTTGTAATTCCACTAAATCCACGAATACATCCTGTGAAGGTATTTGTAGTAATACCAGTATATGTTATTATTTCATCATCAATTTTTAATAATCCATAAGAAGAAGGAAACCCTTTTGTCGATGTAACAGTAATTGCAATTCCTGAAGAGGCAGAAATATCAGTTGATAGTCCAACTGAACCTACAATAACTTCTGGTGTTAGATTGTCTAATTTTAAATATTGATCTAAATTCTCACCAATATCAATAGGACCACCTTGATATTCTTGAGAAATATAATATTGCTTTAAAAATTCTGCAGCCTTTGGACTTTCATCTAAGATAAATTCTGGAAGCTGATTTTCAATTATTTGTTGAACTTTTACCCTAGATTCAAAACCAGTTTGTATCATATTACGACCTCGTTAATTCCCCGTTCGAATAGCTTGATCTGTAAGAGTCTTTTGAAAATACCACTCCAGATATATCATCACCAGAAGCAATGACATCTTTAATCATATTTATTGTGCTTTTAGAAACATCAAATAGAATATAAAGATCTTTGAGACCAATGATGTCATTTGATTCTGGAAATGCTTGTATTTCAATAATATCTTGATCTAACTCAGTCGAAGTAATAGTTAAAGATCCGAGAAGAATTTCACCAGTTTCATAATTAACTGTTCCTGCAGATTGAACCACAACTGGAGTTTTCATCACCGAGGTTGTACCAACACCAGAAATTACTGGATATGGTTTTACAATTGAAATGGTTCCAGTTTTCAAATCACTATTTGGAGTGTCTGTAAAGTATACAGTGTCCGGTTCTCCAGCAATGTGGAATCCCGTCGATTTGATATTTTTTCCTGCTGGGTTTGCATGAAATTTATTTCCATAACAAATTTCATATTGGGTTGGTTGATTAATAAGTGCTTTTAAATCTCTTCTAATTCTTACCTTCGTAATATTTGAAGTTATTGCGGCATCTGTATTATCAATAACCTGAAGTAATTTACTATACTTAAACCTGCCGCCAAAAGTATTTAAATTTGTGGATTCTGAATATGTGGTAAGTGAATTATTGACTCTTGTTTTTAAATCTTCTACACTGCTAATTTGAGAGTAGTTGTAATAAATTGAAGAATCAATTTCCACATATAATACTTTTAAATCTATAATTTTGGGATCAATTCCTGCAACAGTATATTGTTTTAATTTATTTTGAATTTGCTGTTTATTGAAATCGGACACATATGTTCCATTTTTTGGTTTAATGCTAATCAACACTTTACCAAATTGTGGGGGAGTTAATTCTTCACCTCCAATAACAGAAACTGACTCAGTATCTGGATAAACTTTTGATTTGATAATTACCTCATAATCTTTTGCAGTAACTGCTCTATATTGAGATGAATAAATTCTAGGTGCAAAATACTTAATCGAATCTATTCCTTCAATATCACCTCCATTTTGAGATCTTTGATTTGTGGTTACGGTAATTGTATTCGTTGGAACAATAGTAATACCACTTGCATCCTGTAAAGTTCCAGCAAATGAAAATGTATCAGCACCATTTCCATCCTTACCATCTGTTACGATATAAGTTACTGTAATAATAGTACCATTTTCAAGTTTTTTGCCAAAATACCCATCTCCAAAGAGAAGTTCATATTTTTCATCCTGAACCTCTTGTATCAAATAAATTTCTGATGTTGAATTAATATCAAAAATATTATCAGCAAGAGAATATACTCTGCCCAATCCAGTATCGCTAGTCCCCTTTACATAAACAACGATGGTTGAAGTATCAATAAACGAATTATTCAAAATAAATTTTTGATCGAGAGACCCATCAACCGTAAATTGCTTCTTTAAAAAAGTTCCTTCTTTAATACTAACATTGTTGAATGTTGCAGTACCGTTTATAACGGTACTAGAAATATTAGATGGAGAAGAAAAAACATATGATGACCCATCAACGCTACCAACACACACTAGACCCGCCTGTAAGGTTAGTGTAGGAGTTGCTGCGGCAGTGCTTACAGAAAATGTAATCTCTGCTGTAGAGGCGGTTCTAGAGCGTGGTACATAACCAATATTCCTTGCTAGAGAAACCACATTTTCTCTGACTGTTGCAGAATCCAAGAAGGATTCATTAACAGTCATATTAGAATTAAATGCTGTAATATATGTGTTATATGCTAATGTATCAATAAGGACAGAAAAATTAGACCCCTCAAAGTCAAAGTCCGTGAAATTTGAATTTGCACGGAGATAATCTTTGATAGAGGTCTTTATCTGATCAAAATCTAGGTTGGCGAACTTTGTAAAAGGCATTTTATCTTGTTGCCTCTAATATAAATGAGAATTGCTGTGTTGGAATTTCTTGTCCGATAATATTAAAAGTAACTGTAACTTCAAATTCATTTGTATCAGGTCTTGGATCTACATCAACAATTACATCAGTAACTCTAGGTTCATAGTTCTGAATACAGGTAATAATTTGGTCTCGGACTGTCGATGCAGTACCGAAATCAACAAAATCAAATAAACTAGAGCGAACATTCGAACCGATTGTAGAATTAAAAAATCTTTCGGTAGGAATTGTTTCAACTAAATTGCGAATTGACCTTATAATTGCATTTTGATTCTTCAAAATTGGCAAATCCTTAGTAACAGGATGAGGTTCAAAGGATAAACTAATATCTTTGAAGGATCTAGATATCCTAGTAATTGCCATCGGACATAAAATTTCTTTATTTATTTATGTTCATTTCCAAGGAGATCCATATGTTGGCTCTGTTCCATACGACCAATCATCATAGTCTTCATCATTTCTAATTTTTTCGTGCAATTCAATTTGTTTTTTAAAGTCATGTTTTGGTGCCAAGTCGTGCATAACCTCTTGAATTACTCTTTTTGTGGGTTCTGCATCATAATCCGTAATTAATTTGGTGGTTCCCCACATCTCTCTCATATAATTGTTGTCTCTATCAACTGGTAAATTAGACATTTTAGCTCCTGTTTTAATCGAATAAAACAGAACTTTTATGAAGGAGGTTTCTATCTCCTATTGTCTATTTAACGGTTTACTTCCCTAAGAGAATAGTTATCAGAATCTAAGTATTTTAGTAACTCTAATGCGATTAATTTTGGATTTCCTTCACCACAGGTGTAAACATCTATCGCAATACACCCATTTTCTGGCCAAGTATGACAAGAAACATGACTTTCTGCCAGTGCAATGACGATAGTACACCCTTGTGGATAGAAACAATGTTGAAAAACATTC